GCCAGCGGTCAGATAAGTAATCAAACCTGTGGGCGGTGTGCCAGCAGTACCAACGATGTTGGCAGTTTGCAGGGTAGCCATAGACATACCATCACGGTCAATCTTGTTGGCAATAGCTGCAATTGCGGGCTTCAACACACGGTCAGAGAACATATCCAAGGACAGAGCCAAGTCTTGTGTTGTGAACTGTGTGTCAACGTGGAACTGTGTAGACAAAGTAACGGGGACAGAAGTCTCGTTAAAGTCTTCCACGTTCAAGGCGGGGCCAGTAGTACCAATGAAACGACCAGGCTTACGGACGTTAACGGTGTTACCGATTTTTGCACCTACGACAGCAAATTGGTCGTCATAGTTGCGGTCAACTTCTGAAGTGAATGTTAATTCGTTCTCTAAAACCATTAGAGCTTCATTAGTAATTTTTGAAATCGTCAATAAATTGTTACTCACGATGTACTCACTTTCTTTGCTAAATTAATACAAAAAGATTAGATTTACCGAATCTTACCCGCTTTGCGTGCCAATTTCCACGCCTGATAACTACCATGCCATTCGCCATTAGCGGACATGGGGACATCAGGCTGACCTTGACCACCACGAATCGGTTGAATCGGTGCTGGTGCTTTACTTCTTACAACAGGGGCTGTCTGCTTCAGTTCAGGCTTTGCCTCAAACCTTGCTTCTAGTCTCCCAATCTCTCTAAGCGCTGCATTTGGACTCAAGCTGGCGATTTTTTTGGCTAGGTCATTGTTTTCAGCTAGGTGATACAGGATTTTTGGGCCTACATCACTCTCCAGAATTGCATCACGGACTGCGTTATTCACGACAACATCACTAGATGCGACCAAATCATCAAAATCGGGCAATTCAGCTTTGGCATCTTGAACCTTCTGCGCCCAAGATTGGATAATCTTTTGTTGCGCTTCTTGCTCTCTTGCCTGTGCTACTTGCCTATCCCGTTCCGCTAACGCTCTTTCTGTTGAAAACTCGGCTAGAGCCTTCGCATACTCAAACGCATCGCTGAACTGGCTTGGTTGTGGCTCTTGGTCAACATTGATAGCTTGTGGCTGTCTCTGTTGCTCTAGTGCCGCCAAACGCTGTTCTAAATCTACCCTAGCTTGGCGTTCCCGCTGGGCATCTTGCCTAGCTTCCTCACGTTGCTTGGTTATCTCTGAAAACCGCTTTTCAAGTTTAGGATTTTGCTTACGCTCACCCTCTTGGTTTGCTTCCTTTTCTGCCTCTTTCGGTTCACTCTGTTCTGCCTCGGCTACTGGCTCGGGAGTTTCCTCAACCGCCTCAGTATCCGCAGGGGATTCAGCTAAACCTAATCTGTTTGCATAAAATTCTGCTGCATTCTCGCTAGTCAATACTTGACCCGCTTCTTTATCGGACATACGTTTCCCAACGATTTGACCCTATGAACCTCATAGGTACGGTTTAGTGGTTTTTACCACAAATTCTTTACAAAATCAAATAGCACGTTCTGTTGTTTCTGCACTAGCATTTTTTAACGATGTTTTATCCATCGTAGCCAACAAAATAGCTATTTGGGCTTTCATTCTTTCAATTTCAAGTTGAGTCTGTGTTTTAAGCACCGTGTCGTGCGCCTGACCGTCAACACGCATCTTCATTTCTTCACGGTCACTAGCATCACGCAATTCAGTCTCATGCGCCCTGTTTGTCTCTTTAATCAATGTGCGCTTAGTCTCTGCCTCTTGCTTGACTTGTTCAACATCTTGACGCTGTTTAATAAGCATTTGCTGAGACTGAAGTTGTTGCGTAAGTTCTTGAATCTGCTTCTGAGACATAGCCAATTGCATCTGTACTTGTGGAGGAATCTTAGACTTGTCGTCAATCTGAGCCATTGGATTAGATGCGGCTAGGCGGTCAGCAATGATGTCAGCGCCAGGCCAATCCATGTTTCTGAACACCAAATCACCCGCCACTTTCATCAATTCAGGTGCGGCTGATAGCAACGGCAACATATTGTCCACGGCTTCTTGGCGCTTGGAGTTATAGCCTGGGCCTGTTTCCATCACCACATCGTATTGACCCACAGAAATGTCGTTTAGCACTCTGCCAACAGAATCCCGTTGGTTAATCGTCAACAATTCGGGCTTGCCATCATCCCCAATGATTCGCATGACACGCTCTGTGTCGTAAATCTTAGGAATAAGGTCTAGGCAAATCTTGCCGATGTGACTGATTGACCGTGTAAGGTTGTCGTAATAGTCAAAGTTTGTCAGGTCAACTTGTTGTTGCTGACCATTCAATGCTTTGCCCGATATGTTGCCTTGACCAAGTTGTGCAGGGTCAAATATGCCCATGATGTTTTTAATATCATTGTCCACACCCATTGCGGCAGCCATCACGCCAGTTGGGGGCGGCTCTGGCTGTAGTCGTGTAGGCGGGGGCGCAGGGCGACCGTCTATGTCTGTCTGTTTGTAGCGCAGAAGTGGGAATGACTTGATATTGGCATTTGCCCAATCAGATTCGTGATTCTCATCTTGGCCTTCAGCAAGCAACCACTTAGCTTTGGGCGCAAGGGCAACAGATTCTGTAATAGAAGTCTGCCAAAAGTTATACATCCGCTGCGGGTCTTTAGCATGGCGAATCATGCCAAACTTCTTACGCTTGTCACCAATGACAATGTGTCTGCCGTAGACGGGGACAATCGGGATGTATTTACCCGCCCAATCACGTTCCTCAATGATTTCTACAGCGGTCAGCTTTACATACTTTATTGTCTTTTTGTACGAATCACGCTTGTCCACCACCGTAATGCCGAAAGCATCAAGGCGCTTAAAGAAATCTTTGTCGTCAGCAAATGTAGATGTGCCATCGCTCAAAAGGTACAAAGTCGCCTTTTCTTTGACCGTGTAGTAATACTCAGCAAGGCGAATATCCTCTTTGGTGATCCACTCAGACTGAGAATCGCCAGTTCCACGTTGTGTAAAACTTGTGCCACCGTCATCCGCATCAGGGTACATCTTGCGAAATTCATCTTTTCGCATCATTGTTGTAATTAAACAACGGTCTGCGTCTGACCCGTCTGGTGCTACCGAATTGGGATCAAAGTAAACGGTAAAAGGATTGTCCACAGGATCAATGTAGATTTCCTGATTGAACGAATCCTCTGAGATATAGTTTGTCTTAACCCGCATATAACCCCAACCCATGCGGACTGCGTACTCGAACGCATTGTCGTAAGCATGGTCAGCGTTGGAGTTAACCTCAATGTGTCTAATAATCCCGCCAATGGTCTGTGCGTCCACCATGTCATCATGCGTGTTTGTGGCATGAACTTTGATTCGGGGGCGCTGCTGGCGTTGTTGGTTGGCAACTTGGCGGCAATAGTTATCAACTTTGTTAACCGTGATAACGGGGCGTGATTCAAGATTGCGGGAGTTTTGCAGTTCCACAGGCCATTGATCGCCACCGCCAAACTTTAGGTCTTCTAAAGCCTCTTGACGGTTCATTGTGTCTGCATCATTAGCAAACTTGAGGAACTCTATTGCCTCTTGAATTCGTGAGTCGTAATCATCAGCCATGATGTTGCCCTAAGTGATTTGGGGTCATTTTAACTCATCCAAGAATGTTGACCACCATAATTTTCAGTAGGTCTTGGCTTTCTGCGCTCTTTAGGCTCATTGACCATCAGACCGATATACCTAAATGCATCTGCGCCATGCGAATAATTGTCGTGCAATGGCGTTTTGCTGAATTGCTTAGTGTCTGGGTCTACATCGTAACGGTAATGCCGTAGACATTGCAAGCCCTCATGACAGTTCTCCCTGTCAAACCACATATTTCTAAAGATTGTCCTAGCCGCATTGATTGAATCCATGATGGGCGTTCTAGGGATTATCTTGGTCTTATACCCAGCGGCTCTTACGATTTCCTCAATGCTTCTGCCATTGGCTGCCAAAGTCTTGTTCTCGGCATCGTGCGGCAACCAAAGAGTGTCATAGATATAACCAAAGGTCTGCATCTTAGCCAGGTAGTCGCTCATGGTCTGCTGATTGCCCTCAATGTAGCGGATTAGGCGGGTTTCCATGCCTATGAACTGTAAGAACCAAATAGCTGTTGCATCAGACCATCCCAAGTCAAATATGGCGTGAACGGGCTTTGTGGGGTCATAGTTGACCTTTGTGATGCGCCCATCTAACTCTGCTAGTTGCATTTCTTTAGCAAAGATAGCCCCATCTACGGTTTGACGGCATAAGCCTTCCCAAACCACGTTATAAGCCTGTGGATCACGAAACTTCAGCGCATCCTTTTCTAGCTTTAGCGTTTCGGGAAACCACGGGTTGTCTGACCAGTTGACCTTTTGAACTATGCAATCCTCTGGCGGCTTTAAAACAAACCGCTGGTAAGTTTCGTCTGTTTCTAGTTCTGGATTAAACGTAATCCAAATTTCTGATTTTTCTTTGCGGATAGTAGGAATTAACACATTCCATGATCTACGGCTTACTGATTTTGCTTCTTCAACCCAACAAATATCAATGCCTTCATAAGATGTGACATTAGTAACATTGTTTTTTAAGCCAACAAAATTAAATTCTGTGCCGTTTTTGCCAGTAATTGATGCTTGAGTAATTTCGTAAAACCCAAGCAAACCTAATGCTTCAATCTGGTCAGACAACAGTTTATGAACTGAGTCTTTCATAGATGTTTGAAATTCACGGGCGCAAAGCACCCTTAACTTATTTTGAGCGCCTTTAATAAGCAAAGCCCTAGCAACCCCCCATGACTTAGCGCCACCGCGTCCACCGTACAAAACTTTATAGCGGGATGGCTTAAACAAGCACTCTAGCTTGAGTGGAAACTCAGCCTTTGCAATAGCCTGATTAACTTCACTCACTTGGCTTCACAAACGTGACTTGGATGCCAACTAACAAAGGTGCGCCATCTGCGCCTGTAATTTCTTGCTCAGATTTATCACGCCATCCAAGAACATTTTTTGCCGTAAAAATGCTGAAATTAGCCTGAAATGCGCCAGCCATTGTGCCTTCAACAAGAATAGCCTCTTGAAATTCCTTGGCTCTTTTATAGGCGTAAGAAAACTCTGGATGCTTTAGTTCTCCATCTTCCTTTTTGGCGGTTGCCCAATCATGCAAGGTTTCTCTTGTTACCCCTACCATTGTAGAAAAACGGGCAAGAGTCGGAAACATAGTAGGCACTAACTCAAAGCCTTTTTCGTCACCATTCTTGTCTTTCAAGGGAATACGCTCAAACGGCACTTTATCAAAATACTCAATCAATTGATCAGAGTATTCCTCTTTAAATAGTGTTGGTCTGCCTATAGTTTTTGTTTCCATAATCTTAGGGCAGTTGAATAGCCATCCATCGTTTAGGCACAATTTCAGGTCTTGTTTGAGCCAATCCAACCATTGTGGTTGCAATGCGGTTCATCAAGGCATAGTTTTTAGAATTCTTGGCTTTGTTGTATCGTTTGCCAAAAAACTTCTTTAATCTAAACAAATGATCTTGCACATAGCCAGATTCAAAACCTTCACCGCCTTTGGCAATATTTGTTAGGCTATGACCTAGTTTCCTAAATTCGGCTATGTAGTAAATCTCAGCCTTTTTCCATTCGTCTTGGCTTACTTCTTCCAATACGATCAATTTAGGCATTTGTTGTTTTTCAATGACTTGGCGAATCCATGCACATTTATGAGAATGTTTGCCTTGTTTGGCTTCTCTAATGTGAGATGTAAAGCGTTCTTTTACAGAGTCAGCTTTGCCCACATACCGAATTTCATCGGTTTCAGGGTCAGCTAAAGCGTAAATAAAGGTCATTCTGTGGATTCTACGGGTTTCTCTAATTGGCGCAACCATGCTTCATTCTCAGCAATAGCGCCAGATATGGCATGAAAGTTAGCCAACATTTGCTCTTTTTGCTTCTCTAGTTCAGCAATACGGGCTTGGAGTTGCTCTTTCATTTCTTCTTGTCCTTCTTAGTGGCGGCTCGTTTCTCAGCGTACGCAATTGCCACGGCTTGATTTACGGGCTTGCCAGCCTTTACTTCGGCTTTAATGTTCTTTTTGAACGCTTCAGGGGACTTAGATTTGATCAAGGGCATTATTCTTCCTCCATTACAAAACAAACATCTTGCCAACTCATCTTAAGTAAGCGTTCCTCATTGTGCTTGATTTCCTCAAACTTCAGGTATTCGTCTTTGTATTCTTTGTGGAACGTACCAAAAGTGATGCGGTCACCAACATTTAAGCCTTCTGCCTGTGCGTCTGGGCCTACTGCAATGACTATTCCACGGCTATCCGCTTCTGCGGAATGGACAATCAAGGTGTCGCTTAACGTACGCTTTTCGGGACGCACTAAGATTTTGTCTCTTAAAGGCTGCAAGTTCATTCTGCCACCTTTGCGGGTCTGCCACGCTTTTTAGGTTGTTCAGAAAAAACACCCACCTCAAGGATGGGTGAACTCTCAACGGCAACTACTTCAAACTCTCCGCACCACTCTGTGTAGTGACGGTTTTGATATGTGGGGTAGCGTCTGCATTGCCCCATTTGACCTATGTCGTTAAAGTAACAACAAGCCTTACAATTCTCTTTAAGCATGACAACCTTTCTTTGTTGTGCCTAGAAGCCCATTGAGTCCCTCACGACTCTTTGGGTTTCGCTATTTAACGATACTCAGATTTTGTCTTTGTGTAGCAAATGCCTTCGGTGCGGCCTGTGTTATACAGCTTATCGCCCATAGTTTTGTCTTCCTTGCCCATAGCCACGCCACCACGCATTTTTTCCATGCGCTCGCCTGAACGGTCAGAAGATGTTGCACCTTTAGGGGGTGTTGCACCAGTTGTGCTTTTAGCCATTGTTGTATCTGCTTTTCCCATGATTTTTCCTTGCAAAGAATTTATGGTTTGACTTTATGCTCGATGTGGCACAATGTCAATCACCATTTTAACAGGATTTTTATCATGGCTACAAAATTTGTGATTACTAGATCAAACAAACCTTCTAAAGAGGGTATGCACTACGAAAAAGCCTCTGAGCATCGTTCAGAACTTGCCCGCATTGGCGCTTTGGAAAAAGAATTAAAGCACCATGAGGCGCAAGGTATGGACAAAGCCCATCAAGGCGGCTCACAAAAAGACGCACCTCTACCCGCTATGCGCAGTTATTGAGGGAATAGGCACTTCTGGAGGCCATCTGTCTCCAAGTGCCTCAACCGTAGCTGTGTGGGCTTTTAACCACATATCCTTGCGTTCATCTTTGGTTAGGTGAGCGCCTTGGTCTATTTCGTAATGGCATTTAAGGCACAAAGCAGCTACTAAATTGTCGTCTGCCTTGATGCCTTTACCCTTGCCACCGCCCCAATTGCTATGAGCCGCCTGAACGCCATTGTCCATGCCACAGCTTTGACAAGAGAGAGCTGCCACTAGCTTCAGTAACTTCTGGCTTCTCACATATTTGTGTTTCAGATATTGCATATTCTTGGGTTAAAAATTTATGTCCATTAATGCAGATTCTTCTGCGGCTGACAAATTCAGGGGTTGATCGAGTATCTAAAACCTTCAGGTTCTCAGAACTACAGCGTGGACACATCATATTTTTTAAAGATATAAGACCAAATAAAACCACCAACAACTTTGGCAGCAAACTGAAGAATCACAATTTCAGGCATCAAAGCGCCAAATGCTATTGTCGGAAATAAAACAGAATCAACCGCAGCGCCAGCCGTATTTGAGATATTTGCACGTTTAATCCATGATCCTGTGGTTTTAATGAATACCGCCCAATCTACCAAAGCCGCTACTAAGAATGACACCGCAGAAGCCACCGCAATCACACCCGCTGCTGGGTTTAGCAAGTAAGTCAAAACACCCGTCCCTACAATCAAACCACCCATTTGCCATGTTTTCAGCCGAACATGAAGCCAATCCCTCAATGTCAAATCTAGTCCAATAAAGAAAAAAGCAAGTATTGGGCTAATTGATGGGCCAAATGTTGCTACTAACAAATTTGCCGCAATCATTGATGCAGCATAAACAGACAAAGCTAATATCATAATTTTCTTTCTGTCTGAATTGTCACGCCATGATGATTGGCAATCAATGTTTGCTCTCCACCAAACTTTTCCAATAAGTTATCAGCAATTGTTTCGTGAAATTCTGATACAAATTCATTTACTGTTTCCAATATATCCTCAACAAATATCTTTTCAGTATGTTTAATTTCTAATTGATACGTTATTGGTTTATTGTTTACAGGGCATAAAGCAATAAATTTTGTGCTGTATTTGTTCATAAAAATGTTTCTTGTAAAGGTTTTTGTTCCCAAAGACTTGGGGGGTTAGTTGAATCAATCCTTTTTGCCATGCAACCAGCGCAAATAACTCCTTCTGCATGATGCAATGCAACATTGGTTGAATCTGCGCTTGCTAAAGGCCAAGGGCCAGACGACAAACCAAGCATCCGCAAACCATGAATCCAAGGCAGTTTGCCAAAAGTTTTAGTTAAAACATTAAAAGCCTCGTCCATTTTTCCTGACCATTTGGGTGTTCCAATTTGCCAATATTCGCCACTTGACCCAAAACAAACTCGTCCCCAAGTATCTGACAATTCCAAAAGATATGAAATTGGCATACCCAAGTGCCAAACAGGAATTCCAAATTCTTTGCGAAAAGGCCATGTCTTAACCATTTCTTTTTGTTGTTCAACTGTGCCATCTATTACATCAGGAACAACCGCCCAATGTGGGTGTGCCAATAATGGCTCAACCCATTCATAAAATCCATTCATGTCAAACGGTAATCCTCGTGTTTTGGCACTAAATGCACCGTTGTCTAACATCAATGACTGACCTAAACGCAAACATCTTTTAAGATCATCAGGACGGGCATAAGAAACGCAAAAATGTTTGCCTCCCATTGTCTCAATAGCTTTAATAGGGCTGATTGGTGTGCCGTGATAATGAATCATATTTACTCCGTTGTTTTTACGCCTAAACGCTCACTTGCTTGCTCTGAGCGCCATATATCTGATTTCATTTGGGCGGCTGTTAGTTTCCATTTAATTGTTTCCTCTTGCAAAATTGCTTGAGCCAGGCCGTGTAAAAGTTCTTCGTACTCAGGGTGTGCATAGGCTTCACGCTCTTGTGCCACGGCAGAATCAAAGCCCCTTGTCATTGCGTCTTTCATAAGCAAAGCCTTTTTAGTCTTGCGGAATTCCTCAAGAAAAATCCGTTGTGATTTAGCAACAGCGTATTTTGGTGCTTGCTCAAGGATAAATTCAATAGCTTTGTAGGGTGCTTTCACTTGACTACCCCGATCATCCGTAAAGCCGCTTCAGGGCAATCTATTCTCGCCAAGGTACTACCACTCCAATTTTCAAAAAAGTCGGCTTGTAAGGCCGTTAAACGCTTTTTAGAGTCTGTTTTGATTTCCACCAAGAATGAGTGACCCTTGTATCCAACCAAAAGGTCAACAGGCAGGCCAATAATCCAAACATAAGCGCCAGCAGCTCTTAATGCGCTGACTATTTGCTCTTGATTTGCGTCAACTCTTGCGGCTCGTCTCATTTTTAATCCTGTTCATGCGTTTGCGTAGTTCGTCAGCAGCTGCCTGGCCTCGCTTCTTGGCAATGTCCGCTATTACTTGTTGAAACCAGTAATGGGCTTCCCCCCTGCCTTCCTCCAACGCTTTCTTTTTGAAGCGCTTGATCCATTCCAATGCTTCCGTTTGCTTCATAGTCTCCCGTAAGTTCAAGCGCTCTTGTGATGACAAAGTGGCTAAATTGTTGGCCTTCTCTAACCCGATCAAGGATTCTTGTTGCTTCATAGTGATTCACTTAACTTCCTCCAGACTGCTGCGACCACTTGTGGAACTTGTCCGTTGCCAATGGCTTTAAGTCTGTCCACTCTTGCGGCCACCCCATCAGCCACTCGACCCACTCTGGGTTCAACGGCCCACCAACCTGTGCCGCTAGGGGTATCTCGTTCCTGGCGTACTCCGCTGGGCTTCCCCCGTCTTTGTACATCCTGGCTACTGGAGTAGGCCAAAGTCTCGGATTGTTCACTTGATCGACCAATCTGATTTGGATGGGCTGACCATTCTTTCGATGATTCTGGCCTTGTTTGAGAAGTCCAGATGTCCCCCCCCCCCCCCGTGTCTGGAGTGCGCCACAATCCACGCTCTGACCCTTTGATGGGGCGCTCCAACCTCGTTTGCTCCCATAACAGTCCATCTCGTGTCAAACCCGAGACTGGAAAGGTCGCCAAGCACTCGCCCGATTCCTCGATGAATGAGCATTGGGCTGTTTTCCACGAATACGAATCTGGGTCGAACTTCGCTAACCACCCTCGCCATGTGATACCACATTGAAGATTGTTCCCCGTCAAGCCCTGCGCCTCGGCCAGCGATGGAAATGTCCGTACAGGGAAAGCCGCCAGATACAACGTCAACAATTCCTCGCCACGGTTTTCCGTCAAAGGTTTGAACGTCATCCCAAATCGGGAAAGGCGGGAGAAGCCCGTCATTTTGTCGGGCGCACAATACGCTTGCGGGATATTGTTCCCACTCGACTGCACAAACTGTTCGCCATCCAAGCAAATGGCCTCCGAGAATTCCTCCACCAGCGCCTGCGAAAAGAGCCAACTCATTCATGACCTACCTTTCATTGATTTCATTATTTGACGAATATGGTCTGGCAATGGTGCAGCCTTTAAATCGTCAGCCTTAATCTTTTCCAAAGCAGCATCAGGCTCATTGCTTCTCGCAACTGTGAGCCTCACAACGTCATAAGGATTTTGCTTGGGTGCGTTGGTGCTTCTAACCCAATTGCGCCAGGTTGCAAACCAATCTAGCTTCACGCCCCTTTGACCCGCTTGGGATATCCAATAATCCTTAAACTGGTCAAAGGTTTTGACAGGGCTAAGTTCTGGTCTTGTCTGTTGGCAGAAATCTTGCCATTCTTTTGGAAAACTAAAATCAGAAGCGAGGCGTTTGCCGAGCGTTTTCTTCTCTTTCTTTGTCTCTGTCTCTGTCTCTCTCTCTGTCTCTGGGATAGCAACTTGCAAGCGTTCTGCTAGCACTCCGCTAACAACATTAAAGAAATCGTTATCAATCAACGGCTTAACACCAGCTTGGTATTCTTTATCAGTAATGTGTAAGCGAAACACTAGTTCATCTAGTGAGCCATCAAAAACACCATCTTTAGACTCGCTTGCTAGCAACCAGAGCATTGGCGCTAGCGCTTTGCTAGCAATAGGCAAGCGCATAAATGATCTGTCATTTAACAAATCACGGTGAAGTTTTATCCAAGGGGGACAACGATCTTTGTAGTGCTGAAAGACCGACCAATTTTTTGGCTGCAAAAGCATATTATTTCCACTTAAAAAACCACTTAAAAGAAACTGCGGCAGGGGAGAAAGTGGTAACCCTTTTCAGAACGGGGATCAATCCGTTCCTAGCCGTGTTTCAAACAATATTACTCGATAAACCAACCAGGACGCAACACCATCAATTGATAAAGCCGACCAGTTGGAATGGTTTTCCAGTTGTTAACCGCTGCCCTGGTAATACCCAAGATTCTTGCCAGCTCACTCTGTGAGCCAGCCAATGTGATAGCTTTTTGTTTGTCCATGCAATCAGTATAGCAAACTAAACATTTAAGTATTTGCATAAATACAACATAAGGGTAAATCCCTATAAAAAAGTCTTGTTGCGTGTTTAGTTTGATGTACACTAACGCCATGCCCTGAACTTCTCGGGGTCTTTTTAAGGCACAAAATGATCGACTACAAACTCCGCTACCACTTTGATGAATACGTCACTTATGACGAGGGTTTAACCATTGAAAAAGTCAAAGTCGGCTATGACTACTACCCCGCAGAAATCAATATGCCGCATGACCACAATTCAAAAGAAATTTACGATGTGTTTGTTTACAACTTAAAGGGTGATGACATTTCTTGCGATCTGCCCACATCTGAGTTTGAACACATCATGTCTGAAACCAAGATTCACCACGCTCGTATGTTGAAAGAACAAAATGAAATCTAAGATTATTCAAACCTTGATTGAGTGGACATTGGCAATCGTCATCTTTGGCGGTTGGGGCGTTTTATTAGCATGGAGAGGTTAAAAATGAGCAATACAAGAGCATTCCCATTAACTTATACAGATTCTTTTTCAGGTGAAGAAGTTTCTAATTACGGCATGACTTTGCGTGATTACTTTGCGGCTAAAGCAATGCAAGCAATCATAAGTGACCCTGAAACACAAATGAGTTATCACGAAATTGCAATTCGTGCTTTTGAATATGCAGAAGCAATGTTAGAGGTAAGAAATAAATGATTGACCACATCAAAGATTATTTTCGCTTGCCATCAGCTAAAGAACTAGCGGCTAAAGAACTTGAGACAGCCCAACGCAAGCTGTTAGAGGCTCTTAGCGCACAGGAATATGCAAAGCGCATGGCTGACTACCACTCAGACCGAATTAAACGCCTTACGGCTTATTTAAAGGATGAAGCATGACAGTCGCAAACTTACTGACGCTCAACGTCAACGAACACACAGAGAAAAAAGCCAATCTGACTTACTTGTCATGGGCTTGGGGATGGGCTGAAGCACTCAAAGCCGACCCTAAAGCCACGTTCAAGGTAGAAATGTTTGGCGACAAGTGCTACATGGACATTAACGGCACAGCAATGGTTTGGGTCACAGTCACCATGTTTGACAAGCCAATGACTTGCCAGTTACCTGTAATGGATCACCGCAACAAAGCTATTCAGAGTCCTGATGCTTTTCAGGTCAACACATCAATCATGCGTTGCATGACCAAAGCACTCAGCTTGCATGGCCTTGGCCTATACATTTATGCTGGCGAAGACTTACCAAACGGTGCAGAACCTGAGTCAACGATTGACCCAGAAACAATGGTTGACTTGTTTAAATCCATTGAGAACGCCACTACGCAAGACGAACTCAAGATTGCCTACAAAGTAGCGTATGCAGCTTGTGATGGTGACAAAGCCTGGCAGATGAAAGTCATCCAAGCCAAAGACATAGCAAAAGCGAAACTGTAATGTGGCGCAAACGTCAAATAGGAAACATGATGATTGAACTAATTGAACAAGGCACAGATGAATGGTTTGCCATTCGCATCGGCAAGGTCACAGCATCCCGCGTTGCTGACGTAATCGCCAAGACTAAATCAGGCTACTCAGCCAGTCGTGACAATTACATGGCTCAACTTGTCTGCGAACGCTTGACAGGGCAAAAGGGCGAGAGTTTCACCAACGCTGCCATGCAACACGGCACAGAAACAGAACCGCTTGCCCGAGCCGCGTATGAGGCGCTTAAAGACGTTTTAGTCGATGAAGTGGGGTTTGTACCTCACCCACTAATTCACATGGCTGGTGCGTCTCCTGATGGCCTTGTTGGGGATAATGGACTACTAGAGATCAAGTGTCCTAATACCGCCACGCACATTGAGACTTTGTTGTCTGAAACTGTGCCTACAAAATACTACACCCAAATGCAATTTCAACTTGCTTGCACAGGGCGTGAATGGTGTGACTTTGTGTCTTTTGACAATCGTCTGCCAACAGAACTTCAATTGTTTGTTAAACGTGTCCCACGGGACGAAATGTATATCAAACTAATGGAAGCTGAGATTGTCCAATTTATTGCTGAACTGGACGATAAAATCAATAAACTTATGAAAGTCAAGAATGTCTAAACTATACGAAATTACTGTATCTGTTGGTAAATACACCAAAGACGGTCAAGAAAAAACCCGCTATCAAACTATTGGCTCAGTTATTGAAACTAAAAATGGCCCAATGTTGAAGTTAGATACCTTGCCTTTAACAGATGTGGGCGGCTGGAACGGTTGGGCTTATCTAAACACACCAAAGCCCAAAGAGGACTACAAAGGTTTGCCAAAGGACGATGACGATTTGCCGTTTTAATTTACGGGGGGAAAGCTGTGCAAAGGTTAATCCTAGCTTGCGGACGAGCAGTTAGTACCCCTACCAACAAGGAGTAATCATGGACTATAGAGACGCATTTAAACAAATTTTTGCCATGCCCGATTTTCCAAGAGTTAGGGCAAATGATCCTCTTACATCGTTTGAGGCAGCAGATTTAATTAAAGAAGTTGCCCCACAACACCACCAAGTTATTTTTGAGTGCCTTAAGTTTTACGGGCCGTTGGGCAAAGATGGCATTTCAGCTATGACAATGCTAGATGGCAATCAAGTGGCTAGGCGCTTAAACGAAATGAAAGTGCTTGGTTTAATAGAATTGACTGGCAACACGGTCAAATCAAACTCACAAAGGAATGAAAGAGAATGGCGCTGTATCCACTCGGTTTAAATTTTAACCAACCAGTTCATCAATACAAATGCTGCAACAAATGCGACCAAGACAAACCACCAGAGGGCGGGATTGACATGGGGCACAAATGGATTTGCCAAACTTGTTGGATTGCCAGAACTACGGGTAAACACTTACGGCAAAACCAAATCAATACAATTTAGCCATTTCGTTTTTTAGACACAATCACAATTTAATATTGCATTGCAACAATTGGTTGCGTAAGGAGTACACCATGAAATTTGAAATGAACATTGGTTATATTGAAAATGAGAAAATTACAATTGAAACATGGGATTTTGAGAAAATTGAAATCATCAAGTCTTTTGTTGAGTTTCAAGAAGAACACGGTTGGGCGGTTGACTATGAAGCAGTTGACCTTGATACGGATGAGTTTGAAGAAGACGCAGCAGAAGAAGTCATAGCTGCTGGTTTAGACGATAACGAATAACTGTATCTTATAAGCTACTTTGCCAACAGATAAAGCCCCACATTGCTGAAACTGTACCCTGCGTACACAATAGCCATGTGTGGGTTATCTTTCCAAAGCTGTTCACCAGCAATATAGGCGTAAATAGCCCCCGTCAATATAATTAACCAAGCACTCAAAACGCACCTACATCAATCACTTCACCCCTAAATTGAATCTGATCCTCATCAAATTTATGGACGAGTTCAGGCCATAAAAGCTGACCATTGAAGAAGTTTAACACCGCAAACCCTGATCTGTGATTGTTTGGGTTAATTTCAGCGTAAGTAAACTGAGGGCCATCAGTCTCGGCTAATGTTCCTGTATCCACTCCATACCGAATCCCGTTATAGTCGCTGAATGGTGTGACTTTTAAAGAGTGCAAGTGCCCAGTAACAATTGACACACCCGCATTGACAGTATTGTTGTGAGTAGCATGAATACCACCCTTATAACGGTGCTTGATAATACATTGCTCAGTAGGCCATACCGCCCAACAGAAGTCCCAATCTGGGATATGGTCTGTCAACTTAAACCCAACAACATCCTTAAATTGTGGTGCGTGTTGCGCTAAACGATTGCCAAACCGAATGTCATGGTTGCCCCATGTAAACAGTAGCTTTACATTGTGTCTGGCTGTTTTAGCAACTTCCTCAATTTCACCTAGCGCACCCTGACAAGCCTTTAATTCTTGGATGACAGAAGTTTGTGGTTGGTCAGTAACGTCATGGCGGCTGATAGACGCACCATCAAAAGCATCCCCGTTACATATCACCGCCTTGGGTTTAAGTTGTTCTATAGCCCATAGAAGCCCCTTAAAGGCTGTTGTACGTTGCCCAGGTATAAAGTGAGCATCAGAAAACACCAATATGCAGCCGTTTTCTATACCTAAATTTACTTGCTTTAATGGAGAAAAAGATTTTGGTCTGTTGGAATCATATTTAGCACTTCTTGAATCACTTGCTGGTAAATTGAGCTTGTGGGTTTCTTCCATGTTTCGTCTACGGTAATTAACTGCTCTTTCCGTGATGCCCAGAATCTTTGCTACTTTTGTAACAGATCGATGCGTGTCCCACAAAGTTATGAATTGCTCATCCGTACATGAATTAAGACCATTAGTCGATACCATGAGAATCCTTAGACAAAAGGTGTTCTAGCGTGTTAATTATTCGATGCTCTTGCATTTCTTTGTCCTCATCAGAGGCTTGGCGGTCTGCTGTCACGCATAACAAGTCATATAGAAATATATGAAGTAACTCATGTAGTGCAGTTCTATCTAGTGAATCTGGTGTGATTTTCTCAGCACCAAAGTCACCCAAACGATAAACAGCAAGTCTTGCAGTAGGCGTAAACTCAACAGAA